GTTCAGTCTAGTTGCGATGGGGTATGTTAAGCTTTGTTCGGTTTCGGCGGTCTAGTTGAGTTATGGTACGTAGTGGCTTGTAGTGTTAGGTTTTGTTTCGGCGGTTGTGATGAGTTCCGTTAAGTTGAGGTATGTTCAGTTCGGTTGAGTTTGGGTATGTTTCGGCGGTCGGGGTGTGTTCCGGTTTGTTCGGATGGGGTCCGTTGAGGCGGTTAAGTTGAGTCGAGTTCAGCCATGCTTATGTGAGTTTTGTCAAGTCACGGTAATTAATTTTTTTTAGAAGGATAAATAAATGAGTAAATTTAATAAGAAAACACGTCAGAAGATGGTCGATGACTATCTAAATGACACAGGTAAAAATACCTTTAAAGCGGATGAATTTGTTTTGTGGTTAGAGACACAACCAGATCACCCCGCATATAACGCATTTCATGGAAGAGATGACGAGTTGTTGTGGCAAGCTAAGTTGAACTTGGCTCGACAGCTTGCTTCTGGACTGCGTATCGTAGTTAAGAGTGAAGTTATCGAAGCAGCTACACCTTCAATTAAGGTAACGGAATACCCTGCATACATCTCTCCAGTTGCTAACAGAAAGCTAGGCGGAGGGTATCAAGCGTTTGATCCTGATGACCCAAAATCACAGGAAGAATTACGTAAACAGGCAGGGGTATACTTAGCAGGGTGGTTGAGTAGGTATAGAGGTTGTGCCGAACATATAGGCGTAGACTTAAAACCTGTTGAAGATATTGTTCGCGTATTGCGTGATGACAAGACAAAAGAGGAGGTTGCGTGATGACATTGTGGGTTCCGTATAGAGTCGCAAATGACCCCGACTTTGATCCAACTTTTCATAAGAGACTAGAAGATTTTATTTTAAGCAAACCGAGTTTAGAAAGATATCATGCTAGTATTAGAGATCGACGTAATGATAGAGAAGTTACCGCGGAATAGCCTACCGCAACAGCTATCCCTGTTTCTACATGAGATGGGGATAGCTGAAATAAAAGAAGAGGTGACAGAACCCGAAAATTATGTAGCATGGTTACCATCTTACGATGGAGAAGAACCACCTTTCTGAGGAGATAGTTATGGGAAACGAGCAGCTAACAGATTGGCAATCCAAAATTCTAAAGTTTTTAAAAACACAGGTTGATAATTTACAAGACGAAAGTGGGCGCAAAGACGCCAGACCTAGAATAGAACAGGAATTGTTTGCCGCGATGAAAGAATTAGACGATTACGTTGACGCTTTGAGGAAGACCGGAGCAGTTATAGAACACAGAAGAAGATCTTGGCAGGGTGTAGCATGAGCCGTTGGACCAAGAACCAAAAAGAAATACAAGGTTACAAGCGTAGGTTGGCGTATGGGCAACAAAAAATTAGCCTTGCAAAAGCTCCTTGGGATCAGAAAGATAATGAAGTGGGGCAAGTTATTCAGAGGAAACGTGGAAAAGAAAGGACTAAAAAACCGCGTTAGAACTCGCCCCTATAGATATAATACATAAAGATGTGGAGTTGTCATGGAATTTTTTACTTTGTTAACGATAGGTTATTCTGTCTTGGAACACCATATGCAATTTAGCGTGTGGTTTCCTAGCGAAGATAGTTGTTGGAGCGTACTGCTAAACAGCGGTGCGCTATACGATCAGATCAACGCAACAGAAGGCCATTGTGATGTAAGCGAGGTCGCATCACATATTGTAAGACCTAAACTAAGACCTTGGTAGGAGAACAGCAAATGGATAATTTAAAAGAAATGCTTATAGAATACTTAAAAGACATGACCGAACGTGGTGATGAAAAAGCTAAACGTCTATTAAGTTTGGTTGAGGATGAATACAATGACTAAAAAAGAAAGCAAGGTATGGGAATACCTAGTTAAAAATCGCAAAGCCGATTACGCTATCGTAGCAGATGAGTGTGGTGTGGACATAGACTTTGTAAAAAATATGGTGTCGAGGATAAGTTCGGCTAACTGGCGAGAAGAGATGAACGCCACGGAACCAGCCGAAAGAAGCACGATACTAGACACAGCAAAAGATCTTGTCACTACAGACAGAGCCGAGCAGCACGGTGATGCTGAAGCTAACTTTACGATGATTGCCTCATACTGGAACACGCACCTTGGTCTTATAGATTTTATAAAAGTAGATGACGTCCCAATTATGATGTCTTTGATGAAGATCGCAAGGTTACACGGGGACGGCACAAAGAACCTAGACAACTACATAGATGTTTGTGGGTATATGTCATTGGGCGGTGAGATAGCCGAGACCTAATGGATATTTATACCCTAGACTTTGAGACGTACTATGCTCAGGATTACTCGTTATCAAAGCTGACAACTGAAGAATATGTGCGAGACAAAAGGTTCGAGGTCATTGGCCTTGCGATCAAGAAGAACGACAAAAAAACTAAATACGTGCGTGACCCAGCGCTGCTGGTACGTTTGTTATCACACATAGACTTCTCTCAGTGTGGTATTCTCTGCCATAACACTATGTTTGATGGGGCAATACTTGCATGGCGATATGGGGTAAAACCAAAGGCATGGTTTGATACGATGTGCATGGCTCGTGCTTTGCATGGTGTAGAGACTAGCGCGTCTCTCAAAGCGGTAGCAGAAAGATACGGTGTCGGCGTTAAGGGAACTGAGGTACATAATGCCAAGGGTAAACGCCGAGCCGATTTCACAGAACAAGAAGCCTTACGTTATGGCGAGTATGCCAAGAACGATGTAGACTTGACCTACAATCTTTTTAAAAAGATGGGCGCAAAGTTTCCCAAACAAGAGTTAAAACTTATTGACCTTACATTGCGTATGTTTATTGAACCTACGCTCGATCTTGATCTTGGACTTTTAGAGCAGCATCTCGAAGATACTAAAGAACGTAAAGATAAGTTGCTACGCGATGCAAATATAGAAGATAAAAAAGATCTGATGAGCAACCAGAAGTTTGCTGACATGCTACGAGATCTTGATGTAGAACCTCCAATGAAGATCAGCCCAACGACAGGCAAAGAAACATACGCCTTGGCCAAAGCTGACGAAGGCTTTAAAGCATTGCAAGAACACGACGATGACAAGGTACAGTCTCTAGTAGCAGCGCGACTAGGTAATAAAAGTACGTTGGAAGAAACTCGTACCGAGCGGTTTATAAACATATGTAAAAGAGGTTTGTTACCAGTTCCTGTGCGATACTATGCAGCGCACACTGGAAGGTGGGGTGGTTCTGATAAGATAAACTTACAAAACCTACCAAGCAGAGGGCCTAACGCTAAGAAGTTGAAGAAGGCGATTGTTGCTCCTGAAGGCTACACCATAGTAGAAGCTGATAGTTCGCAGATTGAAGCGCGAGTATTGGCATGGTTTGCAGGGCAAGATGATCTTACCGCTGCGTTCGCCAAAGGTGAGGATGTATACGTAAAGATGGCGTCACGTATATATCAATGTGACGAAGAGGATGTCACAAAAGATCAGCGGTTCGTTGGCAAAACTACAATCCTAGGCGCAGGGTATGGCATGGGTGCTGAGAAGTTCGGCACACAGCTAAAGACGTTTGGATATGGAGTCGAACCTCACGAGGCCCGGAGGATAATACAAATATACCGTGACTCTAACTTTAAGATTAGTAAAGTATGGCGCGATGCACATCATATGATACAGCAGCTTGCAAGCAAAAGAGCCGCGCATTTTGGTAGAGAGGGTATACTGGAAGTTTCAGGGTCTGAACGTGGTATTGTACTACCGTCAGGGTTATTAGTGCGTTACGATGATTTGTCAGGAGAGCAGGGCGAAAAGGGTATTGAGTACAGCTATAAAACACGTAGGGGGCGCACTAGAATATATGGCGGCAAGGTAATAGAGAATGTGTGTCAAGCACTAGCACGTTGTATTATAGGCGAACAAATGCTAAGAATTAGTAAGAAATATAAAGTGGTGTTAACGGTACACGACTCAATAGTTTGCTGTGTGGAAGACAACGAAGTAGCAGCAGCTCAAGCGTATGTTGAAGAGTGCATGAGATGGACACCTAACTGGGCAACAGGCTTACCTGTAGATTGTGAAAGCGGCACAGGGAAATCATATGGAGACTGCGAGTGAGCATAGCACCTTGGTCATTTAGTAAAGCAAAGGCATTTGATACATGCCCAAAGCAGTTCTATCATGTCAATATATTAAAAGAATATCCTTTTGAAGAGACAGAAGCCACGCGATATGGCACTGAGTTTCATAAAGCATGTGAAGATTATATCGGAAAGGATGCACCCCTACCAAAAAAGTTTGGGTTTATAGAACCTACGCTAGACGTTTTAAACAATAAAAGAGGTGTAAAAGTATGTGAGAAGAAGTTGGGACTAACTGAAGACTTAGAACCCTGTGACTTCTTTGATAAGAGAGTATGGTTTAGAGGTATAGCTGATCTTATAATAGTAGATGTACTGGCAGAGATGGCTTGGGTTGTAGATTATAAAACAGGTAAATCTGCACGATATGCAGACAAGGGGCAACTAGAGCTTATGGCTCTTTCAGTATTTAAACACTATCCACAGGTAACAAAAATAAAAGCGGGTCTGCTTTTTGTAGCTGCAGGTAGTTTAATAAAAGAAACTTATGAAATTGACTCTGAGTCAATTCTTTGGGAGAAATGGTTAACAAAGTATGCTAACATGCAAATAGCGTTTGACAAAGAAGTATGGAACCCCCGTCCTTCTGGTTTATGCAAACGCCATTGTCCAGTGATGGAGTGTCCTCATAATGGGAGTAACTAATGCCATATAAAAACAAGCCTAGACCTTACAAGAAAGAGTATAAGCAACAGAAAGCTAGGGGTGAACACGCTGACCGCATGGAAAGACAACGCGCTCGTAGAAAACTGGACAAGAAAAAAGTGAACAGGAAAGGTAAAGACGTCGCGCACAAGAAAGCATTGAGTAAAGGTGGATCTAATAAAGATGGCGTAAAGCTACAAAGTCCATCAAAAAATAGAGCAGCAGGTGGAAGGATGAGTAAGCCACCCAAAAAGAAGTAGCTACAAGCTACCACGGAGAACAACATGAAAATAATAAGGGACAAGGCGTTACTGCTTAAAGTTCGTAACCCTAAACAGATAACAACTGTAATCCCAAAGAGTAAGGAAGTGTCTATGAACGAAGTTGTCGTAAACTGGGGTATTGACGAAGTTCACACCCTCAAGAACTTAAATATAAACATACCGTCACCTATTACTAAACGTTATAGCTGGCCGGGACAATACAAGCCGTTTGAACATCAGAAAGACACGGCATCATTTCTCACTATGAATAAAAAAGCCTTTTGCTTTAATGAACAAGGTACGGGAAAAACGGCGTCTTCTATATGGGCGGCTGACTACTTGATGCAACAGGGGAAGGTAAACAGGGTTCTTGTTGTATGCCCTCTGTCAATTATGGACAGCGCATGGAGGAACGATTTATTCTCTTTTGCAATGCATAGGACAGTTGATGTTGCTTATGGTTCGAAAGAGAAGCGTAAGAAAATTATCAACAGCGGTGCAGAGTTTATAATCATAAATTACGATGGCGTAGAGATTGTAAAGGACGATATAGCCAACGGTGGGTTTGATTTGTTTATAGTTGATGAAGCCACGCACTATAAAAACGTGCAGACTAAAAGATGGAAGACGCTTAATAATATCATAGGAGAAGATGCTTGGCTGTGGATGATGACTGGCACACCTGCGGCTCAAAGCCCTTTGGATGCTTATGGCCTAGCTAAGATGATTAATCCATTATCTGTACCGAGATTTTTTGGGTCTTGGCGAGATATAGTTATGTGGAAAGTAACGCAGTTTAAATACAAACCAAAAGATACAGCTAAAGACACTGTATTCAGAGCTTTGCAACCCGCTATACGTTTTACAAAAGAAGAGTGTTTGGACTTACCTGATATGGTTTATACCAAACGCTTTGTAGATATGACAACGCAACAAAAAAAGTACTACGAAACACTTCGCAAGAAGATGGTTATGCAAATAGTTGGAGAAGACATTACAGCCGCTAACGCTGCTATAAGTTTGAACAAGCTGCTGCAAATAAGTGCAGGGGCGATATATACTGATGAAGGCGATACGATACAGTTTGACATTAAGAATAGGTATCAAGTCCTAAAAGAAGTTATAGATGAAAGCAGTCAAAAAGTTCTGGTGTTTGTACCGTTTAGACACACGATTGATATGCTATCGGAAAGACTCCTCCGGGACGGTGTTACGTCTGAGATCATACGAGGAGATGTTCCTGCGCCTAAACGTACAGACATATTCCAGCGCTTTCAGTCAGACCCTGATCCTCGTGTTCTGATAATACAACCGCAAGCTGCTGCTCATGGTGTTACGCTTACCGCTGCCAACACTGTTGTATGGTGGGGACCGACTTCATCACTAGAAACATATGCACAGGCAAACGCACGTGTGCATAGGTCAGGACAGAACCATAAGTGTACAGTTATACAAATAGCGGGGTCAAATGCTGAAAAGCGTATTTACCGCCTTTTAGACGATCGTATCAACGTACACACAGAAATGATAAATTTGTACAAAGAAATACTTGACTAAGTAGTATAAGTTACTATATGTCAGTAAAGTATCTATAAATGGAGAACACAAATGACCGTCAGTGTCGATAAATTATTAAAGACTTTTATAAAAATAAGAAGTAAAAGGTCTGAGTTGTCTGCAGAGTTCAAAGAAGCAGATGAAAAATTATCTAAACAGCAAGACAAGATAAAATCTGCTATGTTGGACTATTGCAAAGAGCAAGGGGTAGATAGTGTGAAAACCGCAAGCGGTATATTTTATCGCACTGTCAGACAACGCGTTTGGACTAATGACTGGGAAGCCATGTATGCTTTTGTAAAGAAACATAATCTTCTAGAGTTTTTTGAAAAACGCCTTAACCAAACCAACGTAAGGCAGTTCTTGGAAGAAAACCCTGATCTTCAACCTGCAGGTCTAAACGTGGACAGTGAATACGTTGTTTCTGTGAGGAAAAACAAATGATGCAAGTAGAAGATACTCCATATGTAAATATTAATAAAGTAGCGGATTACTTCCAAGTGTCCGTATCTACTGTTCGAAAGTGGGTAAACAACGATTACATACCTGATAACACTTATATAAAGGTAGGTGAGGTATACCGTTTTCGTTTAAATGATGTGGAATCGGCATTGTCAGAAGTAACTAAATCAGGGCAAGCCGAGTAATGTCAGTTACAGCGTTTAACAATATCACTCTTGGAGATAGTCATTTTAAAAAGACTGTTGACGGTGAGCAGGTGGGTATTACTGCAGGTCCGTTAAATGTGGTTATTGTAAACGCTGCTAAGTTGGCTCGTACCTACTATGAGGCAGAGTACGATCCGACAAATCCATCTGCTCCTACATGTTGGTCGTCAGATACCGTAGTACCTTCTCTTGATGTACCGTTAAAACAACGGCAAGCCCACAGGTGTATGAGTTGTGAGCAAAACATCAAGGGTTCGAGCAAGGGGGGTGGCCGAGCTTGTAGGTACTCTCAACGTTTGGCTATCGTACTTGAGGAGCAGATGGATACTATCTACCAACTTCGCATACCTGCAACATCTATATTTGGAAAAGCGAGGGATGGTAACATGCCTATGCAAGCTTATGCAAAGTATCTGCATGGGCATAAGACGAGTTCTATTTCGGTGGTGACGCAAGTTAGTTTTGATGCTAACAGCGATATCCCTAAACTATTTTTTAAAGCTTTACGTCCTCTTAATGATAAAGAGCAACAAACAGCTTTAAAACAGAAGAGTAGCCCTGCCGCAAGCATGGCTGCATTGCAGACCGTAGTTGTCTTAGAAAAGACTTCTATGGATAAATCACCGTTCGAAGTAATGGACGGATTCAAATATGAGGAGAACGATAATGGCGGAAGCCAATATACATTTGATTGAAAGAGTTGAAGCCCTGTATCCAAAGTTGGATCAAACTTACAGGTATGATAATTCTATTCCACCTAACGGTAAGACAGTGCCTTGTGGACCTACTGAAGAAAACGCTAAGTTTGAAATGGATTTTAAGATGACAGAAAGTCAGGCTAAAGATCTGTATAAGCATATGGCGGCTGCTTACAAAGCTGAAGCAGCTAAGAATTGGCCTGCTATGCCGAAACCTGTAGAGATTTTTGATAAAGATGACGAAGGTAACTTTATCGGTTCGGTGCAACTAAGAGGGCAGTTCAAAGGTAAAGTCACTGACCCACCGTTGATTGTGGATTCAAATAACAAGAAGTTACCACCTGCGTTTAGACTTACGACTGGTAGCCTCGTAAACTTGGGGGTAAACTTAGTCCCTTACAACATGAGTACTTGTGGTGTGTCACTACGCATAAAGGCTGTGCAGGTTATTAAACTTGTCGAGAAAAAACAACATTCTCCTTTTGTTGCGGTTGACGATGGTTGGGTTATAGATGACGAAGACGATCCGTCCACAGTATTTTTA